GTTTTTTCATATGCTTTCTTTGCCTTAATCATCCTCTTCTTGAAGATGACCCTTTCATTATACATCTTCTCCATCAGCTCTGGTAAGAACCCACGAACATCCTTTCGATACATTGCACCATTTGCACAAACAGCATTTTCTTTGTACATTTCAAAAGTCAAATCTTCATTGAGAATTTTATCAACTGTAACAGAAGGATGCCTTGTATCCAACAAAGTTTCTGGAGAAATATTATATTGCATAATCAAATGCGGATATAGACTATTCAAGTCAAAAGAAACAACCCAATCATACTTGCCAGGTATCGGTTCTTTTACATATGCACCTGCATACTTATCATTTTTATGTGTTCTATTCTTTGGTGGTATAACAATATTTCTTCTCTTCAAATAATTGTAGATAATCGTATCCCACATTCTTACCTGATAGAATACATCTTCATAGTTGACCTTTGCATCATAAGCCATCGTCAATGCAAGTTCAATCAACTTCATCTTGTCTTCCAGACGGTCAACAAGTTCAACGTCAATGATGTTATATTCTACAAACTTCTGCCAACCTTTTGTATAGAAATCTTTGAATGTATCAAACTCACTGTGGTCAAGTTTCTTTTGTCCAAGTTCGACACTTGCAATATAATCTAATCGGTATGACTCTTGTGCTTTGTAAGTAAACTTCTTATATAAGTCAAGATAATCTAACTGGGATACACCACCAATATCATAAGAGATTTGTTTACGTCCCATTATCGTAGTTTCTTCTTCTGTTACTAGACCCCAAGGTGACATTCTCTTCTTGAGTTTCTCACCTAGTATTCTGTCAATACGACGACAAAGATATGGAATATCATAAAACTTACTGTTCCAACCAGTAATAACTTCTGGTGTATTATCTTCAATCATCCACCAGTTAATAAAATCAGTAAGAAGTTCATACTCTGTGCTGAATGATTTGTATATTACATTCTCTTGTTTGTTATTAAATGCACCAAGACCCCAAGTGCGAATTTGTTTTGTCGTATAGTCCTGTAGTGAAATCAGCAATATTTCTTCTGCAGCAGATTCTACATCAGGGAATCCATATTCAGATTTAACTTCAATATCAATTGTAGTTAATTTAATTCTTTCAATATCAAACTTTAGTTCTTGCTCTGGATATTTGTCCGAAATATATTGATAGATAAATCTTTCATTGCCATAGATATTAAAGTTTTCAACCTCATTATAATTTTTTATAAAGTCCCGACACTCACGAACAGTACCAGGCTCGATAGGTTCGACAGGCAAACCATCAAGTGTTTTATATTTTGTTTTTCTTTTTGAATCTACAAATAAAGTTGGATAAAACTTTTCACGAGTAGCAAAGTGCTTTCCATCTTCGTATCCACGAACAAGGAAATTATCTCCAACCATTTGTACGTTAGTATAGAATCTCATTTTCTAACTTCTTATATCGAAAGTCATGTTCAAACTTTTTATTTTCTATTTTAGCATCCTTTTCATGAAAATGCTCATATGTATTAATAAACATTGAAAAATAATGCCAGTGATTTTTTGGAATATATTGGGGTGATAAGCAAACGTGAATATGGTCGAATTTATAATTTTCAAATTTATAATCTTCCTTCTCAATAGTTACGTATTCTGAAATAAGTCTTTCTATAACAAAATTTTTACTTTTATTACTATTTTGATTACAGATCCAAGTATAAGATTTTAATTTTTTTTGATTAACTAACCATGATACCCAGTTACTTTCATTAACTCTACCATTTTCACATAGATCAAAATATTCTTTAGATAATGCTCCTTCGGGATTATAGACAGTATCGGTAATATAACTTCCACCTAAAACATCATCATGATGATCAATATTAATAAGTTCTATATCAGAAAGTTTTTCAATACCAAAAAGAATTGCATCATGTTCATATCCAAATGAGACACTATCACAATGTTTCAATGATTTTAAAAAAGTATCAAAGCAAAATAATAAATTAGATTGATCTATAATTAAATGATTTTCCTTAAAATCTGTATTATTAAATAAATCATTCCATCTTGTCAGTGGATTATTATCGAAGAAAGCATTATTATAAAGTTGTATACTTGGACTCATACAGTAGTCCAAATCTATACTCAGAATTTTCATGAAGAAAGTTCAATATATTTGTCTTTAACTGTACCAGTAGGATCTGCTATTGTCAATATATCTTCAGAACGAATCATGAACTCTGTTTGATTTGTAATTTCAGACTTCCAAGGTTTCATATCCTCAACACTATTGAATAAGTATGGATTTATCAATTTACAATTTGGATCTCCTATCTCTGCATCTAGTTCAACAACTTCTGCAATGATAACAGTATCAACATCTATTAACACACACTTAATCATTTTCTTCCTCCTTTATATTGAATGCCTCGTTCTTATCTATAAACATCTGTTTTACTGAAGTAATTGGTTCAACTATAGTAGTCACAATATCTACAGGTATAATTATCTTTTTATCCGCAGATAAAATAATCCAAGGTATCAAAGTTACATCAATACCAAAATCACCTGTTTTCTTTTCCTCTTCAGTTAGAAAAGATTTTTCTATAATTTCAACTTTATGAGGATTTTCAAGCAAATATGCATGTGCTTGTTTCTCTTCTTCTGCTACTAACTCTTTCATCTCTGATATGAGAGTTTCACCAGATTTAAGTAAAGTAAGTTTGATTGACATTTTACAAATTAATTAGATGGTAGATTCCTATAGCCGCTTATGCTGAACCTACCAAAGGGCATAACCGCAGCCAGTATTTCTCTGACAAATACATTATAGCACAACTTCTCCAATTGTCCAAGACCTGAAACCAAAGTCTTCAATAATGTTATGGATATTAACTTCATTATTAGAAGATGTCACAATACAATAACCAATACCAAGATTGAAAACATTAATCATCTCCTCTTCTGGTATTTCACCTGCTAACATAATCTTCTGAAATATCTCAGGTAACTGCCAAGAATTATAATTCAATTTAACATTTAAACCTTTAGGTATACATCTTGGTAAATTTTCTGGAAGACCTCCACCAGTTATATGTGCCATACCTTTTACAAGTTTATCTTCAATAAGTTTTTTAACTATTGGTGCATATATGATTGTTGGAGTAAGTAACTCAGGAGTTCGATTCAAAAATAATTTTTGTTTAGTAATCATATCATTGATAAGACTAAACCCATTAGAATGAAGTCCACTACTTTCAATACCAATAATAATATCTTTTTCTATAATTGTTCTTCCATCAATGTATTCATCTTCTTCAACAACACCGACACAAAAACCTGCAACGTCATATTTGCCAGTTGTATAAAACTTAGGCATCTCTGCAGTTTCTCCACCTAAAAGTGAGCATCCTGCAATCTTACAAGCATCAGCAATTCCATTGACAACAACTTTAAGAATACCACTATCAAGTTTACCACAAGCAATATAATCTAAAAAGAATAATGGTTCTGCTCCACTTGTGATCACATCATTCACACACATTGCAACAAGGTCAATACCTATACCATGATGGTCATTTGCCATACGTGCAAGATTTAATTTAGTGCCAACTCCATCTGTTCCAGATACAAGAACAGGATTTTTATATCCAGATGGTATTTTCATCATACCATTAAAACCACCAAATCCACCCAAGACTTCTGGTCTATGGGTGGACTTAATAGTGTCCTTTATATCATTTACAAAGGATCTACCTGCTTCGATATCAACTCCAGATGTTTTATAATCCATCTAATTACATAATTTAATTATATTATATCACATATAATCTTTTCGTGCATGGTGTTCTGGAACTACTTTACCCAATTTGACGGTAAGTAATCCATCTTTAAATTGAACCTCTCTGACTTCAATATCTTCTGATAGTGACCAGGTTCGGTTGAAAGATCTTTGAGCCAGTCCTTGATAGACATACTCGGATTCTTTCTCTTTTTCCTTTTTCTTTCCTTCAACAATAAGTTTTCCATATTCAGTATAAACATTAAGTTCATTTTTACTAAATCCTGCTAGTGCTATTTCTAGTATCGACTCAACATTATTTACATGAATAAGATTGTAGGGTGGATAGTTTGTTGCGGTTTCGTAAGAATTGAAAAAATTATCTAGGTATGAATCCATACCAATTCCATTCTTAGAAATAATCTTCATTAATTCTGGAAGATTAGCAGTATGATACTTTTGTAAGTAAGTCATAGTTCTCCTTTAATAAGCGAGTGTAAATTGTGTCCCCGAAGGCGACATTACTAATTATAACACTTTGCATAAAAAAAGAGGTGGTATAAACCACCCCTAAAATATGAAACAAACACTTCAAATAAAAAGAGGGAGGTTGGGTTCCTGTGTACCAACAAAGAACGAGCATTACTACAGTGTAAAAACGTCCTTGCCTGAGACCCGACTGGTTGGTCGGTTCTGCATCGCTGCAGCAGCACCACCTGTGTCTCATCACCTTAACCAGCGGTTGCCAGTAAGTTTATTCAGTCACTCCCATGTTGCGTCCAACAAATATATTATAACATGTAGAAAATATTTGTCAAGTATGTAAACTAATATTACCTGATATACTCACTCTAGTTTCATCACATTCAAAAAAAGGATAAACACAATGTTTTAAAGAACTTGGGAAAAAAACCATTTTACCCTCAACAGACTTATCCATATTATAAACATATGACATGGGTTGACCTAACATATTAGTATACGTAAATTCAAAATCAGATGCAACAGCACCTCCACTATTAATTCCTCTTGCAATACTGATATTATGTTGCTCTCTATAATCTGTAGGAATATTCATCCATATCACAAAACTATAAACACCACCATGATCATGAGAAGGATTGAAATCATGTTTTTTCTGATAATTCACCCACCATGAAGACAAAACATAATTATGAACACCTGTAACAGGCACTAAAGAACCTAAATTACAAAATGATTCTTCATAAGTTTTTATATTTAATCCGATTACATTATCGAAAAACCAATTATTCTTATCACGTAACCAATAACTATTATGAATATTACCCACAAGAGCGTCCTTGCAAGGATATCCTTTATCCTCAATACATTCCTTTAAATAATTTATTTGCTCTTCAGACAAATTACTTTCTATTATTCCAAGATTAGGAAAAGTAAAAGCTTTCATTTGATTTATTATTCTTCCTTTTTCTTCTTTGCTCCAATATTATACTTTGTTTCTAAAATCCAGTCACCTTTATCTTTAAATGATAACACTTTAATTTGATTGAGGGGTGCAATGTCTTGTATACGAACTACATCGACCACACCAACCAATCCCCAATCAGCAAGAAGCTGAGCAATACGGTT